GTGATTTCTCTCTCCGTATGGGTGGTTCGCTGCCTTCCTGGGTGCTTCGGCGTAGGGAGTACGACTCCCCGGAATATCGGATTGCGCGGCGGCGGATGGCGGAGGTTGTGGGGGTGGGTGAGGGTGTGTGTTGGCGTTGCGGACGGGGGATTGAGCCGGGTTCGAGGTGGCATGTTGGCCATGATGACAATGACCGTTCGGTGATTCGCGGGCCGGAGCACGCCAGTTGCAATCTTCGTGCGGCTGGGCGTAAGGGTGCGGCGGTTGTTCATGGCCGTGTGGCGCGGAGGGTGTCGGTTCAGCTTTGACGGTTGTTGCGCGTGTGGGGTGGGTTCCCCCTCGAGCGCGTTCTCTTGGTGGTGAGGCGGCGGATTGGTGGTGTTCGCATGGGGGGAGGTTGTTTGGGTGGCAGCGTGAGGTTTTGGACGGGTTCTTGTCGGTGGACGCTGAGGGTCGGTGGTCGACGTCGAACGATGGGTTGTGTTTGGCGCGGCAGAACGGAAAGGGTGTGGTGTTGCAGGTGATTGAGGGGTTTGCGGCGTTTGAGCTTGGGTTGCCGGTGGTGATGCATACGGCGCACGAGTTTCCGACGTCGACGGAGCATCAGTTGCGGTTGATGGCGTTTATTCAGGATTCGCCGGCGCTGCACGCGCGGGTGAAGGATCGTGGCGGCTACAAGACGGCGAACGGTCAGGAGTCAATCAACCTCAAGAGCGGGGCGCGGATTCTGTTTAAGGCGCGCACGAATCAGGGTGGCCGTGGCTACTCAGGGGATTTGCTTGTGTGGGATGAGGCGATGAAGCTGCCGACGCAGACGGTGGCGGCGCAGAAGCCGATGCTGCGCGCCAGCCAGTTTGAGCGGGGCCAGAAAACGATTTACGCCGGCAGCGCCGTGGATCAGGAGACGCATGAGCATGGGGTGCCGTTCGCGCTGATCCGTGAGCGAGGGTTGGAGCGGAACCCGGCGGTGTGTTATTTCGAGTGGTCCGCGCCGTACGGCCATCCGGGCGAAATGGACTATGAGGTTTTGCAGGACCGGTCTTGGTGGCCGGTGGCGAACCCTTCGATGGATGAGGGGTTGATCAGCGCGGATTACATGGCTGATGAGGTTGACACGATGCCGGCGCGGACGGTGGCGGTGGAACTTGCGAACGTGGGTGATTGGCCGCGCACGGACGGTGTGGAGAACACGGTGATTAGCGCGAAGGAGTGGGACGCGCTCGAGGATGCCGGGTCGGTGTTGCAGCCTGGGTTCGTTCTGGTGTACGACATTTCGCCGGAACGGCACACCACGATTGCCGCGGTTGGCTTCAATCAGGACGGCAAGTTTCACGCGGAGGTTCACGAACACCGGCCGGGCACCGCATGGCTGCCGTCGCGGCTGGAGGAAATGGTTGAGAACGGCAACCCGGACGGCGTGTTCTGTGACGGGCTCGGCCCGGCCGCTTCGATGATTAAGGATTGCGACAACGCCGGCGTGACGGTGGAGCCGTTCGAGACTAAGGACCATGTGCGCGCGTGCGGCCGGATCGTTGACCTAGTGCAAGAGCGGGGGTTGGCGCACCTGGGTTCGCAAGAACTGAGGGACGCCGTGCTTGGTGCGTCTCAGCGTCCGGTTGGTGATGCGTGGGCGTGGTCGCGTAAGAACTCGAACGTCAACATCGCGCCACTTGTGGCTGTGACGCTTGGGGTTGGTGCCGCTGAACTCGTTACCGGGCCACAGGTGTTCTGATGGGGCTGCTGCGTAGAGCGTTCGGCGGGAACTGGCCCGGCCAGCAACTTGAGCGGGTGACGATCATTGATCCGCCCGAACCGCTCGAGGGAACACGCATGTCGTTGTGGAACTCGATTCTGCCGAACTGGTATGCGGAGCAGGACGGGTCAACGCTTATGGGCACCCCGGACCTTGTTCAGCGGGTGTGGGTCGCAAGCAGGTGTCAGCATTTGAACGCGTCTCAGATCGCGGCTATGCCGCTCAAGTGGCACGGCAGCGCAGGCGTGCTTGAGCCGCGGTGGGTGTCGTCTCCTGACCCGCAGTTGTTCCCTAACGGCATCGGTGACGCGTTGTATGCGATCACGGACCAGTTGTACGGGTGGGGCTACTCGCTGCAGGTTGTGACGTCCCGCTATCAGGACGGTTTTCCGCGAACGTGGACTGTGATCCCCTCGAGCGCATGTGTGCCGGCGTTCGATGACAACGGACGCCGCAAGTACGACCTGGGCGGCACGCTGCTTGACCCGGCGGACGTGATTCAGGTTGACCGGAACCCGACGACGGCGGCGCATGGGACGAGCGCGATCAGCGCATACGCTCAGCGCGCCTACTCGCTGCTCGCCGCCGGCAACAAGTCGCTGAGCGTTTCGCAGGACGCGTTCCCGTCCGGCTACCTCAAGGCCGAACAACGGTTGACGGCCGATCAGGCGGCGTCGGCGTCGACGCAATGGATGGCGAAGGCCGGTGTGCGTAACGGCGCGCCGCCCGTGCTTGGACAGGGATGGGATTTCAAGGCGTCCGGCATCGACCCTGCGGACATGGCTTTGCTGGACACGCAGCAATGGGACGCGATGGTGCTCGCCACGGCGTACGGCGTTCCTGGCCCGGTGTTGAACATGGCGCTGACGGGCGGGCTGACGTATCAGAACCCGCTAGCTCTGACGCAGGGATGGTGGCTGACCGAACTGCGGACGACGGCGAAACGGATTGTGGACGCGTTCACGGCGCAGGCATTGCCGTCCGGGCAGTGGGTGAGCGTGGACGCGTCGGATATCACGTTGGAGTTGAACGAACAATCAGATGACGACGACCCGCAGAGTGCGGTGGTGAAGGCGTCGCCGGCGCAGCAGCCCGGTCGGCTTACAGCCGTTGGAGGTGTGAACCCGTGAGTGTTGAACAAGAGTTCGCGGACTACTACGTCCGCACCGTGGCAGATCCGCCAGCGGCCGAGAGGCCGTTTCTTTTGCGGTCATTCGAGGCCGCCGCTGTTGAGGTCGAAGGGCGTACGGTCGACGTTCGCCTGGTGCCGTTCGGTGAGGTCGCGCGCGTGGCTGACCCGCCGGACTTCCGCGAGTACAGCGAGGAGTGGATGCCCGGCTGTTTCGACCACCAGATGACGGCGGCGAACCGGATTCACGCGAACTACGAACACATGCAAGGCCCAACGCACGTTGTCGGGCATGGCGTGTCTTTGCGTGCCGAGGCGGACGGCTACCACGTCACCAGCACGATTCACCGCACCAACGCCGGCGACACCACCCTTGAACTGTTGAACGCCGGCGCGTTGCCGTGCGTGTCGCTCGAGGCGCGCGCGGTCCGTAACGTGAGGTCGACTGCCGGTGTGGTTCAGCGTGTGAAGGCGAACCTGCGTGGGTTTGCGTTCTGCCGTCAGGGCGCGTTCGCTGGCGCTCAAGTCTTGGCTGTCCGTTCGGACGGCGAGGAGCAGGAAACGACGTTCGATGCGGCGCTGTTGCCGGTCGAACTTGACCCCGAAGTCGTCGCCCGCTGCCGGCGCCTCGGGATTGCTGTTCCGCGGCGGTATCTGGCGCACCCCGTTACGGACACCCCCGATGAGTCGGGCCCCTCCGGTGACACGGCACCCGCCGACGACAACACTTCAACGTCATCGGAGGAGTAATGGCGAACGAATCACAGACTGAGCGCAGGCTCGGTCTTAAGCTTGGGGAGCGTGAGAACGTCCACGCCGACCATGAGGCGCTTGTGGAGTCGCTCGAGGGCGGAATGCCGTCCGAGGCGCAGACGAAGCAGCTTGAGAAGTTCCGTTCGGACCTGTCGTATCTGGACACGGAGATTGACACGCTGTCCGCGCAGGTTGAGGCGGACCGGAACGCGGCCGCGAAGTCGGACATGCTGCGTCGTGCGGCACGTTCCGCGCTTGGTGTCGCGGACGTGGACGGCGAGGGCGGCGTGGTGTACCGGACGCTGGGCCAGCAGGCAATCGACATGATCCTGACGTCGAAGAACCAGTACGCGCAGGCCGACGCCGCGTCCAAGGGCATGACAGCGGAGGACATTCAGCGGGCCGCGCAGCGGCTCGAGGCGTTCGAGCAGGTGCAGCGGACACCCGCAACGACGCTGACGTCCGACATTGCCGGCCTGTCGCCGCCGCAGCATGTCGCACAGGTGTTCCAGATCATCGACTCAAGCCGCGAGCTTGTGAACGCCGCCGGCATCAAGGTGTCGCTCAACAAGCTCACGGTGACGTATCCCCAGCTTGACGCCACGCCGGTTGTGGCGGTGCAGGGAACGCAGAAGACCGAGGCAGGCAACACCGGTCTGGACGTCAGCATGGTGACGCGCACCGCGAGCACGTATCTCGGTGGCGGGAACCTGTCGTGGCAGGCAATCGAGTTCTCCACGCCTGACGCGTACGACCTGTGGTTCCGTGCAATCGCAGCCGACTACGCGCTCAAGACCGAAACCGACGCGGCAACCGTCGTGTCGGCGTCGGCGTTCCTCAACAACGTCGACTCCCCGTCGCCCATTAGTGCCACGCCGACCTATGTGGAACTCATGGCTGCCATTGGTGGCGGCGGGTTCGAGGTCTACCAGAACAGCGGCCGCATGGCCGACGCGCTGATCATGGCGCCGGACCGCTACTGGTACCTGCTCGGCCTGGCTACCGCATCGCCGTTCGGCGTTTCGTCGGGTGGCGGTCCGCTCACGCTCGACGTGGACGGGAAGCGTCTCCGCGTGATCGTGTCGCGCGGCCTGAACGCCGGCGAGATTATCGTCGGTGATCTGGATGGGCTGCTGGTGGCTGAGAACGCCGGGGCGCCTGTCCGGATGTTCGTCTCGGAACCGAGTATCGCGGGGGTCGAGGTCGGGCTTGTGGGGGCCTTCGAAGCTGCTGTCGTGGACGACGGCGCGTTCTCGCTGATCACCACGGCGTCGTAGTAGGATCGGACGGTACGACGTTGTCGAAGGTAGTGCAGAGGGGCGCCCTGTGGTGGGGCGCCCCTCACCGTGAAATGACATGAGACGCAGACCAGAACAAATCGACCAACTGTTCCTAGACGCCGGCGAAACAGGGCTGACCGTAGGCGCGCGCGTACTCGACAACGAAGGCTCCACCACCATTGCCCGCACGACCGGGTTCGTGGAGTTCCCCACCGGCAGCGGCCTGTACTACCTTGACCCGTTCACGTTCCCCGCAGACCGCGGCAGCTACACCGTGCTGTTCGACTGGGACGGAGGAACGGCGGCGCCGGGTTTCACAGCCACCGAGGAACTCGAGATTACGAGTTCGACCGGGGAGGCGTTCGACGGCGAAACGTACGGCACCACCGACGAACTGTTCCGCATCTTGAAGATTCGCACGCCGACCGCAGAACAAGAGGACGCCGGCGAGCGCGTGCTAACCGTCGCCACATGGGAAATCAACCAAGAGGTCGACCTCGAGGAGTCGGACGTGCTGTCCGGCGCACAGATCGCGGTTGCGACCGAGGTCGCGTACGAACGCGCGGCGGAACTGTGGGCGATGCAGGAAGTCCGGTTCAACGTGCTGTCGGGTGACATGGGCGGGATCACGCTGGCCCGTGATTCGTGGGCTAAGTACGCGATCCGGTTGTGGACGTTGAAGCAGCAATGGGGGTTCGCGTAGATGCCGGGCACGGCCGGCCTGATCGAAATCATGGACGCGCTCGCTGATCAAGTTCGCGGCGTCATGGAGGACGCGACCCTTGAGTTTCCCGTGCAGGTTGAAGGCCGGCAGATCGTGACGCCGACCCCGCCGACCGTCGACATGTACCCCGGTGACTCGTCCCGGTTCCCTGACAGCGCCGGGTTCGCGCTCCTGGACGACCAGGGCGGGTATCAGATCACGGTGCGCGTTCGTGCTGCTACGGCGGACGGGTTCGCGCAACAAGACCTGCTGCTCAAGTTCATGGACGACACCAGCACGCTATGCATCGCGGCGGCTGTGCAGGACGACCCGACGTTGGGCGGGCTCGCCTCGAGCGTCACGGCCATCAACCCCACAGGGTTCTTCCCGGACCCGTGGTCTGCGTTCGGCACGATGATCGCGTTCACATTCACATGTGTTGTGTTGCCGGCGGTGTCGTGACGACGCAGGTTCAGCTTGGTGTGCGGCTCGAGGTCGACCACTGCCCGGACGCGTCAGACCGGCTGTTTGTGCAAATGTCGTCCGGCGCCTATGCGGAGTGTGCGGCGATGATGCTGCCGCAGTCGCTCGAGGAGTGGAGGGCGGACAACCGCACCGCCCGCAAGCGTGCCGACCGTGCATACCGGCGTGGCTATGTGGCGATGGAGCTTTACCGGGAGTTGTACGCGGACGACATTCACGCGATCAACACTTCGGCGGCGCACAGGCAGGGCAGGCCGATGGCGCCCTCCTACTTGGAGCGCACGGAGTATTCACCCCTCCCCGAATATCCGTGCGCTCGGCATGCGACCCGCATCACAGGGGTCTGGGCCGAGGACGGCTCGCTGGTCGCGTACCTTGTGATGTTGCGGTCGGGGGATTTGGCGTTGGTGTCGCAGATTTTGGGGCATGCGGATCATTTGCCGCGCGAGGTCATGTTCCTGTTGTTTCAGGAGGCGTTGCGGCGCGAGGTGTCGGCTGATCCGCATGGCGTGGTGGTTTACAACCGTTGGGATTCTGGGTCGGATGGGTTGCGGACGAACAAGGAACTGTTGGGGTTTGAGCCGATGCCGGTGGGGTGGCTGCCGTGACCAAGTACCACGTCCGGCGATGGGTTCTACTGGGGTTGCGGAAGGTTGACCCGACGACGCGGGACCGTTGGACGCGCCGGTTCGCGGTCAGGATCGGTTGGGTGCGTGATGACATGCGATACGACTGGCAGATGCTGCCGTGAAGGTGCTTGAGGCTCCACTGGACGGCCTGTCGCGCGACGCTAGGGCGTATCCGGCCCATCTGTTGCGGGAGGGCGAGACGGGCCTGTGCTTGTTCTCTGCGGCGTTTCTGGGCATCAACGACGCTATCCACATGGCGCGCATGAACATGACTGTTACTTGCGTTGACACGGCCGCGGACAGGATCGAACAGATGGAGGCGCTCTATCCTTCGTACTGGTCATTCGGCGTTGTTGACGCATGGGAGTTCGCGGAAGGCGCACGCGCCGTGCGTGGTCAATGGGACGTGGTGAGCGTGGACACGTTCACCGGGGACGCCACCACCCGTAGCCTCGAGACAATCGAACTGTGGACGAGTCTCGCGAGGCGACACGTCACGATGACGATTGCGAACGAACATACGCGCGGCTCATACGTTCTGCCGGACGGTTGGCGTGACGCACGCTACAACCGAGGCGGATTGGCGGACTGGCTGGTGCTGACCCGTGATTGACCAGCGCGACGTCACAGCATGCTTGGTCACCCGCGGCGACCAGCCCGAAATGATGACACTTATCCGCTCGTCCCTCATCTTCGACAAGGTGATAGTTTGGGACAACAGCAAAGACGTCGACTGGAAATGCGCCGGCCGATACGCGGCAGCAAAGATCGCGCCAACCACCCTCGTCTACTTTCAGGACGACGACGTGCTAGTTCCCGAAGCAACACAACGGGCTCTGCTCGCCGAGTACGAGTGGCCGATTGTCGCGAACTACGGGCACGGCACGAACGCGGACGGCTACGACGACCTTCCCTTGGTGTGTGGTGGCGCCATCGCAGACCGCGACACCGTGTGGGAGGCGATTGACCGTTACGCGGAACACCACGACCTGGACGACGCGTTCCTGTACGAAGCTGACTTCGCCGTGGGCGTGCTGTACCCCACGTTCAAGCATGTCCACCTACCGTTCGCTATCAACCTTGAGGTCGCGCAGCACGGATCGCGCTTGTGTAACCAGCCGTGGCAGCGCGACCTCAAGTTCAAAGTGACCGAACGCGCAAGGGCGATCCGGGACTTGGTGACAGTGTGAACGCCAGGCAGCCGTTCAACGCCGCCGACCTCGAGGAACTCGACGCGCGGCTGCTATCGGTGGCTGACCGGGTGGTGCCGATGCGCGACGTGTTCAAGGGCGACTGCGGCCGACGCGTGATCGGGCTCAGGCATGACGTGGACGACAACCCCGGCGCGTTCGACACGGCGCTCGAGTTCGCCCGGTGGGAGTTCGACCACGGGTACAGCAGCACGTACTTTCTGTTGCACGGTTCGCGGTACTGGACGGCCGAGAACCTCGTCCGCGCATTGGAGTTCGAGGAGTTGGGCCATGAGGTCGGCATTCACGTCAACGCCATCGCGGAATCTTTGCGGTTGCGTCGTTCGCCGGACTGGATTCTCGCGGAGGCGCTTGGTGACATTCGGTCGGTTGGGTTGCGCGTGGACGGGTGTGTGGCGCACGGCGACCCGTTGTGCCGTGACGGCGCCGGCAACGTGCGGTTCGTTAACGACGAAATGTTCATGGAGTCAGCAAGGCCGGACATGGGCAAGCCTTCCCGCGTGATCGAACACAACTCCACGGCGGTGCTGCTCGAGCCACGTCCACGGTCGGACTACCACCTGGCGTATGACGCGAACTGGCTTACGCGCGGCAACTACCTGTCAGATTCGGGTGGGGTGTGGTCGCAGCCGTTCGACAAGGTTTGCGCGGCGTTCGGCGCCGGCCAGTTGCACGTTCTTATCCACCCGGACTGGTGGTCCCACGCGTTCGACAGAGTGGCCGCGTAGTGGCGTTGAGGGTGTTCAAGCGGTTGCGGGAACTGCTGGACGTCGACACGACCGGGGTGGCGGACGGTGACGCGCTCACATACGACGCCGGCACGGAAACATGGGTGCCTGGCGCTGGCGGCGGCGGCGGTGGAGCACCGACCGACGTGAACTATCTGGTGGGCACCGCCGCTAGCGGCCTGTCGGCGGAGATTGTGGTTGGCACGTCGCCGGGCGGTGAGCTTGGCGGGACGTGGGCGAGCCCCACGGTCGACACGGTGCATAGCGGCTCGAGCCATGCGTCGGTTCAGTCCGGAGCGGAAGCTACAGCGGCGGCTGCGTTGGCGTCGCATGAGGCGGACACCACCAACATTCACGGCATCACGAACACGGCCGCGCTGGCGCTGTCCGCGAACGTCCCGCCGAACTCGCGCACGTTGACGGCAGGCGCCGGCCTGTCCGGCGGCGGCGACCTGTCGGCTGACCGTTCGTTCGCTGTGAACGTGGACGACACCGGAATCGAAATCAACTCGGACACGCTCCGGTTGAAGGACGGCGGCGTCACGTCCGCGAAGATCGCTGACGGAACCATCACCACGGGCGACCTCGCGTTCGACCCCGCGACACAGGCGGAACTTGACGCGCACATCAACGACACGACCGACGCGCACGCCGGCACCTCCATCACGAACACGGCGGCAGGGAACATCAGCGCCACCACCGTTCAGGCCGCTATCAACGAACTCGACACTGAGAAACAGCCGGTCGACGCGACGTTGACGGCGTTGGCCGCGGCGAACTGGGCGGCGAACGCTGTCCCTGTCGGTTCGGGTGCGGACACGTTGTCGCAGGTTGCGGTAGCCGCCAACAAGTTCCTCGCGCGCGCGTCGACCGGAAACCTTGTTGCGAAGGACATCACCGATTTTGCGTTGACACTTCTGGACGACGCGGACGCCTCAACTGCGCAGTCCACACTCGGCGTGTCGACGTTCGTGAAGACCCTGCTTGATGATGCGGACGCCGCGACCGCACGAGACACGCTAGGGGTTATCGCGTCGTTGTTCCAGTCGGGAGGCGCGCAGGCGATCAAGCTGGACGACCTCGCAACGCCGGACGACAACACCGACCTTGACGCCACGACCGGCCATCACGGGCTGCTGCCGAAGCTGCCGGGTGGGACTACCACGTTTTTGCGGGCGGACGGTTCGTTCGCGGCTGCCAGCGCCTCAACGAACGTTGAGGACGAGAACCTGATCGTGGCTATGGAGGTGTTCCTGTAGATGGCGACCTACTCGAAGTTGAAGCTGTCCGGGTCTACGGACTGGAAGGGAATCAAGGTCACGACAGTCGGGCCGATCGACGGTTCGGATACCACGATTCATACGGCGCACGCGACGGCCATTGACCTGATCACGCTTGAGGCCGTGAACCAGGACACGGTGGAGCACATCCTGTATTTGGGGTGGGGCGGCTCGACTTTGCCTGACAACGCGATCACGCTGACGATTCCTCCGCTGTCGGGGTTTGTGCCGATCGCGTTCGACAAGGGACTCACGAACTCGCTGGTTGTTGTTGCTTCGGCTGAGGCGGCGAACGTGATCATGCTTTACGGGTCGGTAAAGAGGGTCGCGTGAGTTCTATCGCCCGGAGCCGCCTGTCGTATTTGGGTTCTCCGATTGCGTTGCAGGCGAACCAGCGGCCGCCGGTTCCGCAGGGAAGGTCGCTGAACGCGTACGACCTGCTGGTGTTGGCTCAGTCGCCGAAGGCGTATTGGCGGATGGACGAGGCGTCCGGCAATTTCGCTGACTATTCGGGGAATGGCATTGTCCTGAACTCGATCACGGGTTCCCCGAACTACAGGCAGAACGTCGGGCCGCGCGGTGCGAAGAACACACGGTTTCAGGGCGGTGTCGGCGCGGTCAGGACGGTTGTTGCTTCCACGGCGACCAACAACTTTGCGATCGAGATGTGGATTTACCCGGAGGCGGTGTCGGCCAACAACGAGGACACGATCCGCAACGGGAACCTCGGGTCGAACGGGTGGGGGCTCCTGATCCACCAGTTTTCGGCCGGTGCCGGAGGCGGTTTCCCGATCGCGTACTTCGCCGGTGGCGTCGCCATCGGGACTTCAGCGACGACGCTTCTAACCCGGAGCGTGTGGAACTACGTGATCTTGGCGCGCGACTCGGGCACCTGGAAGTATTGGATCAACAACGTGCTTGACGCCACCACGTCGGCGTCACACACGCCGAACACGCCGACCGCCGGCCATGTCGGGTTCAACGCGAGTTCGAACCGGCAGATCAGCGTCGCGAACTGCGCGATCTACGACTCCGTGCCGACCACCGCGCAGCGAACCGCCCGTTACAACGCGATGCGAGGCGGCGCCGGGGCGTTCGGGCCGATCCCCGGCGGGGCCAGGTTCGCGTAGATGCCGTCTCTGTGGTTTGTCATGCCCGCGCACGGGAGGGTGGACCTCGCCCGAATCTGTATGCGGGTGTTGCGGTGGACGTGCGACACGCTCGAGCAGGAAGGCGTGCGCGCGTCAGCGGTGGTGGTCGCGGACGACGAGAACCTCGACACGGCACGGGAACTCGGGTTCGCCACCGTCGAACGTGACAACCGCGCCACGTCCGAAAAGTTCAACGACGGCATCCATCTTGCGTGCGACCGCCGGTTCAACCCGCACCCGGTCGACTACGTGGTGCCTATCGGGTCTGACGACTGGGCGCACCCCTCGCTGTTCACGGTGTTGCCGAACGCGCACACGATGGTCGGGTTTCAGCGGATGGCGTTCGTCCGGGAGGACGGCCGCGAACTCACCGTACGGCACATCAACAGCGAAGGCGGGTGCGGAATCCGCATCTGGCCGCGTGTCATTTTGAAGGCCGGCGGATACCGGCCCGCCGACGAGTCCCGCAAACGCGGCTGCGACACCAGCATGCTCGTCAACACACGGTTGGTGAGCCCGCGGCTGGTTGTGCAGCACCGCGACCTTGACCCGCTACACATCGTGGACTGGAAATCCCGCGGAGAGAACCTCAACCCCTACCAGTCGCTCGCCCGGCACCGCGCAGAACTTGCGCGCGACCCGTTCCAAGTCCTGCACGGCCGATACCCCGACTGGGCGCTCGAGAACATGGCGGCGCACTACGGCCAGTTGGTGGCGGCGTGACCATCGCCGGCGTCTACACCGTGACCGGCAACCGCGAGTACCGCGGCCACGCGCCGGGTGAGACGTTCGTGGAGTTCATCCCTCCCGGCCCGGAGCGGCGGGCGATTGACCGTGGCGACATTCGTCTTGAACACAGAACCCAACCCACGCTGCCCCCAGTTTGGGCGCTTCCCGCGGGGTGGTCGACAAACAACGAAGGAGGGTAGTAGCGGTGGCTTACACCAAGAAAGTGTCCCGGCACGACAAGATCACCATCGACGGCGTGGACGTTTCTAACTCGTTCCGTGAGTTCGGGTTCTCGTCGGAAAACACGGTGGAGGACGTGACCGGATTCTCAGCGTCAGGAACACAGGAGACGCTGCCTGGCATCACCAACCAGTCGTTTGTTGGTGAGGCGTTCTACACGGAGGAACTCGGCGCGATTGTGCAGCCGTTGCACGCGAACCGGACGTCGTGTGTGATTACGTGGCAGCCGGACGGGCTGGTCGACGCGACCCGCGAGATTTACAGCGGGACGGTTCTGATCAACACGTTCGGGCCGACGAACACGGTGGGTGGTGTGTCGGTGATGCCGTTCGCGGCGACACCGGGGCCGGGCGCGACGATCAGCGTCGGGAACTGGACGTAAACCAGCGTGGGGCCGGTGGCGCACAGGGCAGCCGGCCCCACCCTAACCTGTGCTTAGGGGCGTGACATGAAGGTACGCATTAGCGGGACACGTTGGGACGGCGAGTACGATCTCGACACCGACCAGGCGTGGACAACCCGCGAGTGGGGATGGATCAAGAAACTGTCCGGCTACATGCCGCTGACGGTCGGTGAGGGACTGGCCGGCGACGACCCGGAACTGTTCGTCGCCGTTGGCGTTATCGCGCTCGTCCGTGACCACAAGATCGGCCGCGACGAGGCGCTGCCGGTCGCAGAAGAAATCATGGACCTCCGCGGCGTAAGCATCGTGCTTATGGCTGATCCCGTGGAGGAAGATGAAGTCCCTTTGGACTTGACCGGGACGCCCGGCGGGCCATCGCCGAACGTCTCGCCATTGAGCAGCGAATTGAGCAGGGAGAGCGAGAGCAGTTCTGGGCCGACTTCGATGACAGGTTCGGAGCCGTTGGACGAGAACCCGCTGCCTACTACTCTTTTGAGGTTGGGCATATCCTCCACCTGAGCCCCGACCAAATGGGCGACCTCACGCCGTCGGACCTGATGGGTGCCGCCGCCCTTTTCGACGCGCTCTACAGGGCCGGCTGATGGCTGGCCCGGCCGTTTCCGTTGAGGGGCTGCGCGAGCTTGACCGTGCGTTCGCGCGTGCCGGCGAGGAAGTGAACCGGGAAATGCCGCGCCGGTTGGAAAGCGCCGCCCGTCCGGTAGAACGCACAGCCGAAGCGTTGGCTGTCACCACGATCCGCAACATGCGGGGATCGCCGGAATGGGCGAACATGAGGATCGGCAGCAACCGCGACTTTGTGTACGTGGCCCCGGTTAAGCGCGGCACCAAGATCTCCACGAGGAAGCGTAGGGGTTTCGCGCGACTGCTGATCAACCGTGCCATGCAACCAGCGGTTGACCACAACGCCGGCCAGGTCCGGGCCACCCTCGACGACATGCTCGCCCGTATGCAGCGGCGTTGGGAGAACAGCTAGGTGGCTGACCGCAAGCTCGTTGTTTCGATCATCGGTGACGACCGCTCGTTGCAAGCGGCGTTCGCGCGCTCGAGCGCCGCCGCGTCCAAGTTCGACAAGACCGTCAAGTCGAAGATCGGCCGCGGCGTCTCCGTGTCCGGCAACTTCAAAGGGCTGCTGGACGACACCAAGGCCATGCAGGCCGAGGCGGACGAACTCTCCAAGCGGCTCGAGAACGTCGGGAAGGCGGGCGAGAAAGCCGCACCGGGGTTGGCGACTGTCGGAGCGCGTGCCGGCGCGCTCGGATTGGCGTTCACGGCGGCGTTCCAGGGATCGCAGAAGCTGGGCGACCTGTTGGATGTCACGGGCGCGAAGGCGTTTACGACCGCCGGCAGGTTCCAGAACTTCGGCGCGTCGCTGGCGCGTCTGGACATTGTGGGTGCCATCGCCGGCCTGTCGAACGTGCCGAAGACCCTGGACGACATCGGCATATCAGCCAACAACGCCGCCATCCACATCGAGGACTTCAAGAAGCTGTCGGAATCCGGGTTCGCCGCCGACCTGGGCAGGCAGGGCCTCCAACTCGTTGCTTCGCTCAAGGCCGCAGAGGACGCGTCAGACGCGCTGGCGGACTCCACCGCTAGGCTCGGACAAGCGTTCCGTGACTCGACAGGGAAGGCCGTTACGTTCAAGGGCGCGGTGGACGACCTCGGCGGACCACGCGGCCCCGGTCTTGTCGATCAGATCAACACCAACCTCGAGGCCAACCGTTTTCCGAAGTTCCCCAAGCCGCTCAAGCCGCTCGGGCCGACAGCGAAGAACCAGGCGGCGCAGACGTTGGCGCAGGCCAACGAGGATTTGCCGGAACTGATGCGGCTACAGAAGGTCGACCGTGACCGGCTGGCGAAGGCGCTTGCCGGTAGCCAGGGGAACGTAAAGCAGCGGGAGGCGTTGAACCAGCAGTTTGCGGTTGCGAAGGCTGCTGTTATTGGAACCGAGAAAGCGATCAAGGCGCAGGCCGACGCCGCAAAGGACTCCGCGGCTGCGGCCGCGAAGTTGAAGCGGGAAGACGCGTTCGCCAAGATTCTGGCGGCGCTCCAACTCGGTGTCGACAAGGCAGGACTGACCGCGATCCTGCGTGACGATCTGGACGCGTTGCAGAGTTTGAAGGTTGGGCTGCTGAAACAGATCAAGGCCGGGGTGGACGTGGTGTCCGCGCAGCGGCAGCTTGTCGGTGTGGTGGGTCAGATCGCGGACACGCAGGCCGAGATTGGCAAGCGTAAGAAGGCTGCCGCGGACGCTGCTAAGCAGGCGCGGCAGTTCCGGGAGTTGGGACTGTCGGCAAGCGGCGACGAGATTATCCCTGGCGTGCAGAACCTCGCCACAAGAGTCCAGGGCGCGCTGCGGCGTATCAACAGCGGACAACTTGACGTCGGTTCCAAGGTCGCAGAAAGACTCAAGCTTGCGCGCAACACGATCAAGAAAGAGGGCAAGAACCTAACCGACGACACGCGCCGCATCATCAACGAACTCTTGAAGACCCTTGATACCGGAGTCAAGCAGTCCGGTCCTATCACCAAGACACAAGGACTGAACGCCGACAAGGTTTTGGCCGGCCTGGGGTTGTCACCGGAACAGCAGCGCGAGGCTCGAGCACGGTTGTCGTCCGTCAACACCGCTGGCCGTTCGCTGGCTGGTGACCGCCGCCCGACGGGTGGGTTCACTACGGCCGGTGCCGTGGTGATCCAGAACGAGACGACGGTGAACCTTGACGGCGAACGCCTCGGACGCAGCGTCACCAAGACGCAGCAGAAGCAGCGGCGCCGCAACCCGAAGCAGAAGTCCGGCCCGAACAGCGGCGTGTAGCTGTGGCTGTTGACGAGAGCCCCGGCGCCGGACGGGTGCTGATCGCCACCGGAGCAGGACCATTGGTCGCTGAGCCATCCTGGACACGGTACGACGCGCTCGGCGCGGGCTGCCGCTGCTACGGGTTCGACTGGCAGCGCGGCCGACAGTCCGAACTGGACGTGACGAACACCGGGACGGCGCGCGTCTACTTTCACGACATGGCCGGAACGTTCCTGTCCGGCGACTTCGTGGGCGCTCAGATCATGTTGCAGTTGTTCGACCCGGTGGCGTCCGCGTGGGAACCCGTGTTCCGCGGCCACATTGACGACGCGCACAGCAACCCTTCGCCCGGCGCCCCGTCACTGACGAACGTCCAGTTCGACTGCGTGGACATTTTCGACTATCTCGGCGGCGTCCGAATGGTGGTCGGTGTGTTCGGCGACCCCGGCGGGCCGCCCGGCATCGTGTTTTACGAAGACGAACGCGTGAATCTCAGGTTGGACGCTTTGGCGGACGACGCCGGTTTGGACGCCGATATGTACGTTCATTTCGACGGGAACGTCACCATGTTGGAGGCGCAGTACGACCCCGACGACACCATTCTCGGTGCGATGCGGGACGCCGCAGACGCGGAGTTCCCGTCCGGGATTGCGAACGTGTACGTGGACAGGTTCGGCCGCGAGGTGTTCCACGGCCGGTTTGCGAAGATCGACCCGGACGGAACCTCGAGCGGCGCCGAATGGGACTTCACCCGTTGGGCAGCAGCGACCCGCGAGGACGTAACTACCGGGGTGGCGCAGATCAGGGAGTTCCAGTTCAACCAGCCGCGGTCCAAGGTGATCAACAGTTATGTGGCGTGGCCGGTCATGGACGAAAACCACGTCGACTTTGACCAAGACCTGATACCGACAATGGTCCGCACAGACTCAGGGTCGATCAGCACGTACGGGTACCGGGGCCAGGAAGCGGCGGCGTTGAACATTAAAGACAATTTCAACAACAGCAACACCGGCACCGAGGAGTGTGTCCTGTTCGCTGAGTTCTACGTTGCGAACTTCGCTGACCCGCTCAAGGCGATTGAGCGTTGCACGTTCAAGAGCTTGCACCCGTCCGACCCTCGAGCGGCCGCGGGGTGGGAGCTTATGACACGAGCCGACGTGTCTGACATTATCGCGCTCACCGTGGACGAGGCAGGCATCGCCGCCGAGGACTATTTCATCGAGGGAATCTCGGGGGAGTGCCGTGTTGGCCCGCCCGAATATGACTTTGTGACGGTGACTCCGAACCTGTCGCCGGCAGCGTACTTTGATACGGACATTTTCGACTGATGCCAGACGTTGTTAAGCACGCGTGGACGCACCGGCCGAGGTCACAGGGCGGCACCGACCCCATCCAGATAGACACGGGCGGCACAACATGGGCCACCACGTTCGGGTCGGGAACAGCCATCACGCACGTATCAAACGACTACTGGATACCTCTCCACCAGATGTGGACCAACGACTCGGCCGGGTTCGAGCTAACAGGTATCAGCGGATCGGACGCCGACTACCTGCAAATCAACAACCCGGGCTACTACACCATCGAGTGTCTTGTCACTCGTTCCGGCGGGTTCCTTGACAACTTCACCCGTCCACGGGTTGAGGTTCTGTTTGACCTGTCCGGCGGGTTCGCAAGCATGGTCCCGAACATGGGGCCGGCCGACTTTCCTGGCGCGTATTTGGTGCCTGTTTCCGAGTTGGAGAACGGGTCTACGGACTACGGCGCGCTTTACACCAGGGCCGCGTTCCATTGGGACCCCGCCAGCCCGGACGCGGGTGACCTGAGTGACCAGGACCCGTTGAAGGTGACCTGCAACCTCACAACAACGGCGTCCACGGCCACGTTGAACCTGCTGTCGCAAATGCTGGTCAAGAGGATTGCGGGTCCGGGATATTCAGTCACGGACTTGTTCTGATGACCAATAAGGCGCTCATGGTTCTGCTCGAGGACATGTGGTCGGAACTTCGCCAGACCGAACACGGGTGGACGGAGGGGAACGGCGGCGGGCCGCATTGGATGAACGCGGAACGCAAGCACCAGCAGATGCTCAAGGCGCTGGACGCGCCGTCAGGGCCGGCGTTGGTGTTTCCTATCGCGTCCGACCTGAACGTCCTGGTGGGCGGCATGCACCCCACGGCGGGGTTGGCGCACAACTGGGCGTTGGACTTCATCTGCCATGCCGGCCTAGGAATCTGCGCCCCGGAAGCGGCTACGGTGACGAGGTTCTCGGGCCATGACCCTTCCGATGACCAGGCCGACAAGGACGGCGTGTACGGCTGGACAACCTACCTTCGTACACCCGCGGGGTATGAGTACTTCATCACGCACCAGGGCCGCCGCTATCCGACGCTCAGGGTGGGCATGAATGTGCAGCCTGGCGACCTGTTGGGGTTCGTCGGTGACCAGCGCTACAGGTCGGACCACGCGCACATTGGGGTTACGTCGCCGAAGGGTGACGCGGACGCGAAGGCACGGATAACGGCGGTGTCGAAGGCGCCAAGGGTGTCGTGAGCACCGACCGTCAGCTAGCGGACAAGCTGGTCCGCACCGTGGGGTATCAGACTACGGTGGGGCCGGTTGACCGTTCCAAGGTTAACGCCGCGGCCGATGGTGTACGCAAGGCGCAACCTTCGGCGGGTATCGCTCAGGTCGCGTGGGAGCTTTACCTACGTGACGCGCACAACCCCGTCCCGGTGGTGAAACTGCCGGCACCGTTCGACGGCAATGGCTTGGTGCTGCTCGAGCCGACCGGAGGCACCGAGGACATAGGCGCCGCTAAGGCCGCCGGGTTCACGTACCTGCTGCTGAACCTCGGGTACGCGTCTGGCGGGTCATGGGACACGCAACGGTCACGCGCCCGGAATCTCGGGCTCGCGGTGGTGCCGTGGCGTAGGGTGCTGACGCCGGCGGACTCCCGTCATGTGGAACAGACGGCTGACGCGTGGGGTTCGCCGGCGGCGGCGCACAACCTCGAGAACCCCCAAGTGACCACCACATACAAGCCCGCCGCCCTCGCTGGCGTGTGCGGCGAGTTCCGGCCCAGGCCGCGCGCGGTGCTAACCGAGCCGTGGATGCAGAACGGGGCGGGCTGGTCCGCGTTGAAGACGTGGGTGGCGATGCCTGAGACGTTCCAGAACGCGAACGCCGCGTACACGCCTACGGCGTTGACGCAGCACGCGCATCAGGAGGGGATGCCGTTGGCTGTCCCATTGTTCGGTTGGGGCGAGTGGTCGGACGCACCGAACTATGTGAAACCCTCCACCTATCTTGCGGAATGGCCGGGACCGTTCGCCGTCTATATGGGTGACGGGAAAGAGTCCCAGTACGGGGAGTGGAGGCGGTGAAGACGGCCGGTCTGTTCTATGCGGCCGGGCTGGTTGGCGTCACGTTGGACGGCCGTGGCCTGTGCGCGGCTCTTTTCCTGGGTGTTGCGGCGACTGCGGCGGCCGTCAGAACATTGGGGAGGGCGTGGCAACCTCAAGAGACACCGCGCGGGACAGGGTACTCCGGGGAATAGCGGTCACAGTGACGGCCGTGTGGGTGGTCGCAACCGTTGTCCAAGTGATTGACCCGACCCGACAAGTCCCGTCTACCGTGAACGTGATTATGGGCATGGTGGTGTCCGCGCTGTTCGGCGCGGCAGCCATCAGCCACACTCGGAGGAACGGCAATGGTGATGATTAGCGGCAGGCCAACAGCTTGGGCGTCCCGCCAGATTGACCACCATGCAAACAGCATCCTGTTCGTGCTGCTGGTGGTGTCTTTGATCGCGGCGATCTGGGCGGCGCTCGGGTGGAACAAAGCCAGGGACGCGCAACGCCGCCTGACAAGCGTGGAGGCGACACAGCGGGCCGAAGTCTTGGGTAAGCAGATCGCGGACGTCACAACATGTTTCAACCAGGCCCGCAACCGGCCGCGTCTCGTTGTGATTCTGCGTGGCATCGCGGTGGAACTCGAGCCGCTGCCGCGCGAGCAGTTGCAGAACCTGCTGGACGAGTATTCGCATGACACGCCGGCACGCGCGGACTGTGTGGTGCTGGCACGCAAGTATGGCATCGATCCCAAGCCGTACGTTCAGAATCCGCCCTCCGAGGCGGGCAACGCAGCAACAAAGTAGGAGGATCGTATGAGCGTCTATACGAAGGTGGCCCGCACGTTCGCGTTCGCGTTCCTGGGCGTGTTCGTGCCCGCGCTCGCGAACATCGTGCTGGACTTGTCGAACACGGCTGATTGGTCTGTGGCGAAGGCCGCTTTGTTGTCGCTGATCGGTGCGGCGTTCGCTGCTGGGCTCCGGGCGATTGTGGCGTTTCTGCCGGTGTTCGCGGACGACACGGTGGGCATCCAGAAGGACGGCGGCGAAGGATGAGAACAACCGTTGCGGCGTTCGTGGTGCTGCTGGCGCTCGCGTCGGCGGCGGCTGCCGGGGCGCGTCCGCCTGTCCGGTACAGCGTGGACGACGACCCCGGCGGGTTCACGACTCCCGGCTACGTGTGGATCGAATCGACGTTCAACGGGTGGTCTGCGGAGGGATACCCGCTGTTCGGGTATTGCCGTTACGCGTCCTATCCGTGGGGCGTGGAACAACTCGGATGCTGGACGTGAGGGAGTAGGGTAGTGCGTGTGCGCGGGCCGTGGCCCATCCTCCCGGCCCGCGCATGACCCCGGAAGGGCTGCACGAACTGTTGGCCGGCGAGCCCCTGTCGGTGCGTGAGGTTCAGGCGTTGCACGGCGCAGCTTTGGGGGAGTCCGCGCGGCAGACGGGTGAGCGGTTGTTTCTGGCGGCGGACACGGTGCGGCATCATCGTAAGACTGCGCAGGCGAAGCTTGGTGCGCGGAACACAACGCGGGCGGTGGTGGTGGCTATCGCGTTGGGCATGTTGAACCTGGATCGTCTTGTTCCCCTTGACACACCGTAGGACGTTGTGGTACAAGGGTGTGCGTGAACGAGAACCCAAGACCGCACGTCGTCCGCGTCCGCGTTAGCGCCGCAGAGAAAGAGTTTCTTGAGCGTGTCGCGCAAGAGGACGGCCGCGACGTGTCCAACGTACTCCGGTTGGCGCTCAAAGAGTTCTACGAACGCCGCATTGAGCAGCAGCCGTGACCGACCGTCAGACCTCCATCGCCATCCTGCGCGCCTACCTCGCGTGGCAGAAGACACAGCCGCAACTCGCGATTGACGGGTGGGCCGACATGCTGGACGGGCTGGATCAGACCCAAGGCGCGGCCGCTTTGGGTCTGATCGAGCCCGGACTCCAACCTTCCCCTGTCCGGGCTCTACCCAACGACAACGGCACGGGCGCACCTGCTTGCCGGCTCGCGCGCCCGTGCCAGAAGGGAGCCTAGCGCTCATGTTCACCGAAACCCTTATCGCCGTGTTCGTTATCGGGTTTCTCGCTGGTGTTGTGTTTATGCAGTTGACCGCTGTTCGTTCGTGGGAACGGCACACCCGCCGGATCACGGAGCAGCGTCGCCGCGAAACACGGCAGGCGATTTACAGGCAGCAGGCGCGCGAACACCACGGCACCCCCTACATCGTTCGCATGCGCGCCGACAACACACAGTTTGATCGGGCAGTCGCCGCGGATAACGACCGCTGGTCGCGTAAGGCGCTGCCGGACAACGTGACCCGCATCGGAGTGTCACGGTGAGCAAGACACTCGCACTCACTCGCGCGGAAAAGCGCGCGCTACTCGCTGTGCTTCACGGAGCGCAGGACGACGACGCAGGCGAAGACGTCGAGTACACAGCGGCGCTTGCATCGTTGATGACGAAGGCGAAGCAGACGCCCGTAAGGCCGAAGGCGCGAGCATGACAGCCGAACTCGTCCCTGCGGAACCCTCCGAGGCGCTCGCCCACATCAAACAGGGCACCCCGGAACTAGACCGCATCGCAAGGTTGGGCCTGTGGATGGGCGCGGCCCAGTCGAACAGCAAAGACCCCAACGCCGTCGGCATGGCAAACGCAATCAAGATGGCGTTCGCTGACAGCCTGGGGCTCGCCATCTACGCGGCCACCGAAGTTCATTTCATCAACGGACAGTTCACACTCTCAAGCAAGGGGTTCCGGGCGTTGGCGCACAAGCACGGCATCCGCGTCATCCCCGAAGACGCTTCCGACACAAGCTGCACCGCTGTTGTGATCGGCGCGGACGGCCACGAACTCGGCCGCTCCACGTTCACTATCGAAATGGCGAAGAAACGCGGGCTGCTTGACCGGCCCGGCAAGAACTGGCAGACCATCCCCGACCGCATGCTGTGGGCCAGGGCGTCGAAGATGGCGCTGGACGATTACGCGCCGTGGGTGACTGTCGGGGTTATGACGGCGGACGAGGCTGGCGAGCCTGACGGCGAGGTTTTCGACCCGGACGATGTTCCGTTCGGTGACCCGGCATGAGGGAACCGCTGATCGCGCTAGGGCTGACGCTGCTGGTGTTTGCTGTGACAGCGGCAATTATCATCTTTATTCTCTGGCTGGCGCTGCTTCCTCAAGCAGCGCTGGCGCTGCTTGAGGAAACGTACGGCATGGGTGCGGCAGCGTGTCTATTCGCTGGTGTGTTCGGTGTGTTCATGTTCGGCATTTTCTGGCTGGTGGTTCTGTGAGCATGCTGGAACTTTCGTCGGATGAGTATCACGCCGACCCGTGCGACACCCCGTCCCTGTCGTCCACCATCGCCAGGGTGCTAATCAACCGGACGCCGGCGCACGCGAAAGCCGCGCACCCTAGGTTGTCGGACGTGCCGCTCGAGCCCAAGACCAGCGACGCGATGGACATGGGAACCGCCGTGCACCAGATCCTGCTGCGCGACGACCGGATCGACGTTGCGGACGAATGGGATAACTACCGGACCAGGGCCGCGCAAGATTGGCGGTCCATCGTCCGTTCGATAGGACGCGTTCCGATGCTGCGTCACCAATGGGAACGAGCCGTGGACGTCGCGGACGCGATCCGAGACCAGATGCGCGGCCTGGACGAACCAACACCCTTCACGCACGGCACCCCGGAACAAACCATCACCTGGCAAGACACAGGCGGGGCCATGTGCCGCGCCAGGTTGGACTGGCTCCACAACGACATGACCCTCATAGACGATTTGAAGGTGACGTCCAAGTCGGCGGACCCGGTGGTGTGGCAGAAACAGATTTGGAGCATGGGCTACGACATACAAGCCGCGTTCTACGTGCGCGGCCTGCTCGCCTACCTGGGAGACATGTCGCACCCGATGACACCAAGGTTCCGGTGGGTGGTCGCGGAATCGTCGCCGCCCTACTGTGTGTCGGTGGTCGAACTGTCGGACGCGGACATGCAGGCGGCGAACTTCGCTGTGGACGGCGCCATCGACCTGTGGAACAAGTGCCTGAACGGGAACTGGTGGCCGGGCTACAAGAGCGAACCGCACATCGCCGTCCGCCCCGGTTGGGCGACACGCGAGGACGCTTGGTCGACGGTCGACGTGGACGAAAGCGTGCCGTTCTGATGTTCACCCCAGAAGACGAACTAGACGCGCTGGACATGGAACTCGGACGCGAACGCCGCCGACTCCTGTCGCTCGAACGCGCGCCGCATGAGGGAAGGTGGACCCGCTCCGGTGCCGAATGGATAGACGAATGCGACCACCAGCGCGACCGCATCAGCCGGCTCGAGCATGACCGGGCCGGCCTGCTCGCAGACCACATCGCGGTCGCGGAAGGGTTCCGGGCGTGAGGGTGAGGCAGGTTCGCCCTTCGGTGTTCGTGCCCGACTACGGGCCGGTGTTGACGACACTGGAACTGGACGTCCTAAACTGTGCGGCCTACGGTCTGTCGGCGTCAGAAACCGGACAGGTGTTGTCGTATTCGACTGACCACATCAAGGGGCTCCACAAGCAGATCAACCGCAAGCTCGAGGCGCGCAACAAGACGCACGCTGTCGCTATAGCGTGGCGGGCAGGACTGCTGTCGTGAACGTCCTCAGCGTGTTTCTGTGGGCGTTCGCTTGTTGGCTCCTGGTGATCCTGTTCGTGTGGTGGCTGCTGTGACCGCGGAACAGCACGCCGCCACAATCCGCGAAGCGATCCTTGGCGTGGAGCCTGAGCCTGTCGCGTCGTGGGAAGTGGACGCGATGGCGGCGCTGGACGCGCTTGTCGCGCTGGCCCAGGGAACGGGAACTGTGCCGATGACTGATTCGCAGGCGGCATATCTCGCGTCGGTCGAGTTGCGGGCGCAGGCCGCCGAAGCCGACCTGGCAAACATGGAACGGGCCGCAGACCGCGACCGGCGCGACCGCCAGGCCGCCGAGGAGCGGGCCAGCCAACTAGAACACGAACGGAATCGTTTCGACAAGCTGTGGGTTCTGGAATCAGAGCGTGCGGAGAAAGCTGAGGGCGAACTGTTCACGGCTCGCCGGGAGTACAGCCAACTAGAACACGAACGCGACGAATACCGCGCCGCCAACGAATCCGTCCGCGTCTGCTCCGCACACACACGCGACATCATCAACGGAGACGGCTGCCTCGTCTGCTTGTTGGAGTTCGCGAACAGCTTGACGGAGCAGGCCCGCCGGGAGGCCGACCAGCTACGGGCAGCCCTGGACGACATCGCTGACGGAACGGTTCCCTTGACCTATGGCGTAGGACTCAGCGGCGCTATGCGACGCGCCCGCGCCGCCCTCGCTGGCGTGCAGGCCAAGGAACAATGACCAGGCCGCGCCTGCTCGACCTGTTTTGCGGCGCTGGAGGAGCCAGCGTCGGCTACCACCGTGCCGGGTTTGACCTGGTAGGGGTGGACATTCGGCCGCAACCCAACTACCCGTTCGAGTTCTACCAGGACGACGCTCTATCCATTCTTGGGGAAGGCTGGAACTCGGCACCACATTTCGACGCAATCCATGCGAGCCCACCATGTCAGGCGAACGTCAAGGGTCTCCGCTCGGTCAACCAGACGATCGGGCGCAACGACGAATACGTAGACCTGATCGCGGCCACACGCGCCATGCTCATCGAGAGCGGGCTGCCGTACGTGATCGAGAACGTCGAGGGGTCCGTGCTCGTCGAGCCCGTCCGCCTCTGCGGCTCGTCGTTCGGGCTGCCTATCCAGCGGCACCGACTATTCGAGACGTCGTTCGCGCTGATGGTCCCGCCCTGCGTGCACGGCGTCAACGCCGAGCGGAAGTACTGGAACGGGGACCGCTCGAGGCGCGTCGGTGACGGAACTCGCACCTACGTTGGGGGCGATGACCGCCGCTACACGTCGACGGTCGTCCAGGTCTACGGCCACGCCGGCGGCACCGAGCACTGGGCCGAGGCGATGGGGATCAACTGGATGACCCCCGACGAAATGGCCGAGGCGATCCCCCCGGCCTACACCGAGCTTGTCGGCCATCAGCTTGTGGCGCACCTCGAGCGGGTGGCCGCGTGATCCTTACCGCTGCAGCCTTGGTCTTGTGGCTCGCTTCGGTGCGGTTGCTTGTTTGGCTGTCAGAACGGAGGATGGGAACATGACCAAGATCGCGCTGTTCCTGCAATGGGCCGCAATGGTGTTCGTGCTGGCGTTGACCGCGCAGGCCGCGCCGGCGGCGAGCCCCGACAAGCCGCCGCCACACTGGGTGCCCGGCCGTGGCGACCAAGGCTGGCAATGGCGAACCGACGTGTGGCTACCCGCCAAACACGCGCGCGTCATTCAATGCGAAACCCACACAACATGGACATGGAACAGCGGCACCTATCAGGGCGCCTACGGGTTCGCCGTGTCAAGCTGGGACCAGTTCAAGCCTGTGGCGTGGTGGCCGAAAGAAGCATATGAGGCGAGCCCGTGGCAGCAATACCAGACCGCGCTCGCCATCTACCGGCGCTACGGGTGGTCGGGGTGGGGGTGCCGCGGCGCATGACCCTCGAGAAAGACTGGCAGCGCGACATAATCCGACTAGCCCAAACCCTCGGCTGGCGTGTCGCACACTTCCGGCCCGCACAAACAAGCAAAGGGTGGCGCACCGCGGTCGGCGCGGACGGCGCCGGGTTTCCTGATCTTGTGTTGGTGCGTGACCGGGTGGTGTTCGTGGAACTCAAAAACGAGAAAGGACGCATGTCGGAGCAGCAGCTTGAATGGAAAGCCGCGCTCGAGGTCGCCGGAGCAGAGTATTACCTGTGGCGTCCCGACGACCTTGACGACGCGATGGCCGTGCTGCTCGAACGGCAGCGCCGGGACGCGCCTGTCGACGTGACCGGGTACACACCGGACGGCTCAGTCGAACTTCTGGCGCTCGATGGCTGACCAGGCTCCGCTGTTCGACGTGAAACGGTTAGGCCCAATCGTGTGCCGCGTCTGTGGCGCCACCCTCCAACCAGACGAAACCAAGGCGCCAGCATGCACCGCCGACAGGGACCGCGACCAATACCCGCGCCGCCCGTCAGGCTGCTTGAACGCCATCAACAACGCAGAAACCGAAATACCGTTCTAGGGGGAAGGAATGACAAGCCAACAGCGCGAATACCTGCGAGCCCAAGTCGACCAGGCGAAACGCACCACCCTCGGCCGGCACCACCGCTCAAGGCAAGGCTACTGCGTCGGTTGCGGAACCGACCTCGACAACTACGCAGACGGATGCCGCAACTGCCAAGAACGCAAACGCAAACACCGCATACGCGCCCTACAAGCCGCCGTCGACATACGCGCAGCACGCCGCCGCCAAGGACTCTGCACCGCCTGTGCCCGCCCGGTAGAAGACCCAACACCCGTATCGAACGCCGAGTGCCGCACATGCTGGGACCGACAACGAGGACGCCGAAGGTACGCGCAGAAACGGGGGAACAGTGGCGTGGACGGATGACAGGCTGTGGTGCCACCCAAAATACGTGGGACTCTCGAGCAGCGCGAAACTGGCGCTAAGACATTCGTTCGAGTACGCGTCCGGCATGGCAACCAACGGGAGGCTGACACATTCTCAGCAAATCGTGATAGGGGCGAACCGCAAAACGGCTGCTGAGCTTGTTGCTGCCGGCTGGTGGGACTTGAACGGTGAAGGACAGACCGTGCTGATTCACGACTGGGCGGAACACAACGGCGCCAGAGACGCCAGGAAGGTCAAAGAGCGCGAACGACTGAGGGCATACCGTGCAAGCAAACGCTAACCACCGTACTCAGTACCGTACGCGTACGCGAACAAGTACACACCCCGTACGAAAGCCCGTACGAAACGCAGTACGTACGCGGGTTGACGGGTGAAGGAACTACAACTACATAAAACCTTCCTTCCTTCCAACGTAGCTCTACACGCCAACCGCCACTTGACAGACACGCCGAAGGAAGGAAGGATCAGAAAACTGTGGACTGGCAGACCATCCGAAACACGTTCATGCGAGCCATCGGCGGCGACCCACCCGGCGCCGCCCTCGAAGACACGCTGATCCAGGCCTACTCGGAACACCCCGACGCCGTAGAACGATCCTTCGAGAAAATCACGCTCGCCCACGCCGCCGGCAAAATCCACTCACCGTGGGGAGCCCTCAAAGCCGAAGTCGCCAAAGCAGTCGACGCAGCCCGCAACCCCACACACGACGCCGGCAAAACCCGCTCAAGCGCACTAGCACGGGCCGAGAACTGGGTACGCACAACCGGCATCCACTACGACCGCGAAACCGAGGTCGAAGACGAGTTGTTCGGCGCTCGAGGATCGCTGCGCCAGCACCCGGAAACCAAACCGCGCATCCTCGAACTCTGGAACGAACTACGCCCCCTCGGCGTCATCCTCGAACACGAAGCAGACGAACGCGGACGCCGCTACAGCGAACAGCGCGCCGCGCTCAAAGACGCACTGGCCGACCCCAAACTCGTCGCCAAACTCAAGAGCGCATAGTGGCCCGCTACCCCCGCTACCTCCGCCGCCAACACCAGGCCACCGACGAAGAAAACGTCAAGCGCGCCACCCGGGAAAACAACACCACCGAAGACCTCCCACAAGGCAGCGCCGGCCGACTCCGCGGCATACCCGCCATCGCCCAAGGCGTACCAGGCGCCATCAACGGAACCGCACCACACCAATCCATCCGATAGCCCTGCTACATTCGCCGCGTCCACAACCCGTACCGTGGACTGGTCAACACCCAAGCAACTCGGCGCCCCGACCGAGGGTTGACGTAGACCAACGGCAGCGCCAGTAGTGCCACCAAAACCAGCCACCCGCCGAGGTGGCTTCGTCGTTCAAGGAGACAAAGCAATGGCAGCCAAAAAGAAAACCGAAGGCGCAACAGGCACAGTCCAGACCAGGCGAGCCAACGAAGCAGCCAGGCAGGCAGCAGCCTCAGACCTCAGAGCCCTCGAGG